CTTACTAATCTGGTTCATAGTTATCCCAGAACAGGGTGTTCGTTACCACCACCTCAGCACACATGCCAACGAGACTTTGTGTAGAGCACAGTTAAAACATGCAAGTGTATTGGTTAGTGATAAGAATCAAATGCTAGAGTGTGTCGGAGTAAAGGTAGATGACTGAGGTAACTTACATTGATCGACTCGGCACTGACCTGTCAGTTGCTAACGCAGCACGGGTAAGTTTTGGTAAGACATCTGAGATGGATACGAGTGATGTGTGGGGTCCACCTGTGCTGAAGGAGAAGGATCATAAACTTATTAAGTACCTTGCCAAGCACAAGCACATCTCTCCGTTCGGACATTGCTTTGCATCCTTCCACATCAAGGCTCCAGTGTTTGTAGCTAGGCAGCTAGTCAAGCATAAGTTCCTACGTTGGAATGAAATCAGTCGTAGGTATGTGTCAGATAAGCCTGAGTTCTACAAGCCTCAACTAAGGGAAGCATCCTTGGATAAGAAGCAAGGCAGTGGGGATGACATGGAAGACAGTGTGTTGGATTCTGTTATAGAACAGGCAGGTATAGAGGCAGCTAAACAGTACACCTATCTGTTATCTCGTGGTGTCTGTGAGGAACAAGCACGTATGGTACTGCCAACTAGCCTGATGACAGAATGGTACTGGTCAGGTAGTCTGGATGCTTGGGCTGACATGTGTAGGCTCCGTTGTGCACCTGACACACAGGCAGAGACACGGGTAGTAGCAGACCAGATCAGTGAGAAGATGGCTGAGTTGTTCCCTGTGTCTTGGAAATCTTTACTTAATGAAGGAGAATAATAATGACAAAAGAAATTAAAACATTAGTAGAAGACATGTACAATGTGATCGAAGGTAAGGGTGGTTGGGATGGAACCCTTGGTTCAATAATGGGTAAAGGGATTGCACTTGTAGCAAACCAACGGTTCAGTAAACCACAAGAGCCACGAGGTTACTTGTCCCTGTCTTCCATTGGTACAGCATGTAAACGTAAACTCTGGTACAAGATCAACCAGACTAAAGATGCTGAGAAGATACAGCCCAATGGCCTACTCAAGTTCTTCTTTGGTGACATGATCGAAGAGTTAGCACTGACTCTTGCACTTGCAGCAGGTCATGATGTTAAAGGTCAACAGGATCGTTTGAGTGTACATGGTATCAAAGGACACAGAGATGCAGTGATTGATGGTATGACTGTAGACGTTAAGTCAGCCTCTCCCTTTGCCTTCAAGAAGTTCAAGGAAGGTAACCTACGAAATGATGATCCCTTTGGTTACATCTCTCAGCTATCGTCCTATGTGTATGCAGCTAAGGATGATCCTCTGGTTACCAACAAGACAGCTGGAGCCTTCCTAGTTATTGACAAAGTAAACGGACACATCTGCCTAGATGTCTATGACTTTACGGAAGAGTTAAAGACTAAAGAACAAGAGATGTCGGAAACAAAAGAGATGGTGACTGGTCCTATCCCTGAGGATCGTATAGCTCCAATACCTCAGTCAAAGACTAGCCCTAATACTAAGTTATCTATCTCTTGTAATTACTGTGAGTTCAATCGTATCTGCTGGCCTGAGGCTCGTACCTTCTTGTACAGCACAGGACCAGTTCACTTGGTTGATGTAGTCTCTGAGCCGAGAGCATTTGAGGTGGATCGAAATGAGTTCTAAAAAGTATGGTATCAAGTATGGCTATCGGTCTGGCCTTGAGGACAGAGTCTCTAAACAACTTCAGGAGTTATCAATTCCCTTTAAGTATGAAAAGTTTAAGATCAGGTATGAAGTACATGAGTTTAGAACCTACACACCTGACTTCGAGTTACCTAATGGAGTCATCATAGAAACTAAAGGTAGGTTTATTCTAGCTGATAGAAAGAAACATTTTTTAATAAAGAAACAGTATCCAAAACTTGACATTCGTTTTGTATTCAGCAACTCTAGGGCTAAGATCAACAAAGGATCGAAGACAACTTATGGAATGTGGTGTGACAAAAACGGATTCCTTTATGCTGATAAACTAATTCCTGAGGAGTGGCTCAAATGACAACAATAAAAATACACAAATTTATAGAAGGACCATTTGAAGAAGAAGATGGAATGTGCTATAATATTTGTCTTGGTTTGTTTCCAGATAACTCTTGGGCAGAGGTAGACGTTTACTACTCTAGCTTTTCTGAGGCATACAAAGACACCCACACAATTAACCGTAGCCCTGAACCTGTGGAGATTGAGTACAAATGTTTGACTTCGAATCTAAATTAAAAGCCTTAGTAGAAAACTACGGTCTAATGCATCTACTAGAAGAGAATGAAATAACAGAAGAGTACGTAGTTAAGTTCTTACTGGACGAAGGGCTTATAGACTTTGATGACTACATAAACCTAGATGAAGAAATAAAAGAATGGAAAAGGATTGAAGAAGGATGATTAGCCAAGACGATATTGATGCCTTTAAAGGGAGTGATGTCTCTGCCTTAGAATACTCTGCTTTTGTTGAGGGTAAGATACTAACAAAGGGTGAGACTAGATTGATTGAGAATGTACTCGGTCTAGTAGGTGAAGCAGGTGAGGTAGCAGAGAAGGTCAAGAAGATGATCCGTGATGGCTCCACTATCAAGAAGGGAGAAATCGTAAATGAACTAGGTGATGTCCTCTTCTACGATACAGCAATAGCTAATTACTTTGGTAGTGATCTTCAAGAAGTCATACATAGAAACGTAGACAAGCTAGAGGACAGGGCATCCCGTGGTGTCCTTCAAGGATCAGGAGATAACAGATGAACAACCACCTGCCAACAGACTACCAGTCTTTCATTCATAAGTCACGGTATGCCAAGTACTACGACGATACAGGACGTGAGTCATGGGACGATACTGTCACACGTTTCTCAGTCAATATTATCCGAGACATGGTTGACCCAGACACTAAGTACAAACTAGAGCAAGCTATCCTTGGCCTTGAGGTAATGCCTTCCATGCGTTCACTTATGACTGCTGGCCCAGCTGCTGACCGAGACAACACATGCATGTACAACTGTAGTTACCTAGCCGTAGATGACCTTAAATCCTTCGATGAGGCTATGTTTATCTTGCTCTGTGGTACTGGTGTTGGCTTCTCCGTCGAGAGTCAGTCCGTTACTAAGCTCCCTGAAGTCCCTGAGTTGTTCGACAGTGAGACTAACATCGTCGTTAAGGACAGTAAGGAAGGTTGGGCTAAGGCTCTTCGTCAATTGATTGCACTCCTGTACAGTGGTGAAATCCCTACATGGGATGTATCTAAGGTTCGTCCAGCTGGTGCTCCACTCAAGACATTCGGTGGACGTGCTTCAGGTCCAGCACCTTTGGTTGATCTATTTAACTTTACTGTCCGTACCTTCAAGGAAGCACAGGGCCGTAAACTAGAGTCTATTGAGTGTCATGACATCATGTGTAAGATTGGTGAGGTAGTTGTTGTAGGAGGTGTACGTCGATCAGCTATGATCTCTTTGTCTGACCTAAGTGATGACCGTATGCGTCATGCTAAGTCAGGTGAATGGTGGGATGACCCAGCTTTAGGTATTGTACGTGAAGGTCAACGAACACTAGCTAACAACTCCGTGGCTTATACTAAAAAACCTGATGCTGTTTCATTCATGCGAGAGTGGATGGCCTTGGTTGAGAGTGGTAGTGGTGAACGAGGTATCTTTAATCGTGAGGCATCTAAGGCACAGGCAGCTAAGAATGGACGCCGTGATCCTAACTACGAGTTCGGGACCAACCCATGCTCTGAGATTATCCTACGTCCATCACAGTTCTGTAACTTAACCGAGTGTGTAGTACGAGCAACAGATACTCTTGAGACACTAGAGGAGAAGGTACGTCTAGCTACTATTTTAGGTACGATCCAATCAACCTACACTAAGTTTCCTTATCTACGTAAACAGTGGACAGATAACACAGCAGAAGAACGTCTGCTTGGTGTCTCCCTGACAGGTATCATGGACAATCCTCTGATGACTTTGAAGAACAAAGGATTGAGTAAGACACTAACACACCTTAAACAAGTTGCTGTTGATACTAATGCCGAGTGGGCTGCTAAACTTGGTATCCCTGTATCTGCTGCTGTCACCTGTGTTAAGCCATCAGGAACAGTCTCCCAACTCGTTGACTCAGCAAGTGGTATCCATGCTCGTCACTCTCGTTACTACATCCGTACCGTCAGAGGTGACAACAAAGACCCAGTGACACAGTTTATGAAGGATCAAGGTATACCTAATGAACCCGAAAGAGGTAAACCTGATACTACGACTGTGTTTAGTTTCCCACAGAAGGCTCCTGAAGGGGCTGTAGTCACAGCTGATATGACAGCCGTAGAACAACTTGAGATGTGGCTTGCCTACCAACGTAACTGGTGTGAACATAAACCCTCTGTAACAATCAACGTCAAGAAGGATGAATGGTTTGAGGTAGGTGCATTCGTGTACAAACACTTTGATGAGATGTCAGGTGTATCCTTCTTGCCTTACCATGAGCACACCTACCAGCAAGCACCTTATCAAGAGTGTGGTAAGTCAGACTACGATATGTTGACATCTGTTATGCCTACAAGGATTGACTGGTCTAAGTTATCGGAGTATGAGAATGAAGACAATACGGCAGGTAGCCAAACCTTGGCTTGTTCTGGAGATAGTTGTGAAATCGTAGACCTAATATAAGAAAGGAGAAAACATGTTTGAACTATTAGCAATAACAGTGGCTGTGACAATTCTCATTGACATGTTAACATAAATAATCTACACCTGAGCATGTGTCTAAACTGCTCACTTAACCAAGGATACTAAACATGTACACAATATTAACTCGTAACCAATGTAGTTTCTGTGATACTGCCAAGGCTCTCTTGAAAGGGGCTGAAATAAGTTACGTTGAGTACAATATAGAGACAGATAGTTCTAGGTGGGTACTCTCCTTGATGAAGGAAGCAGACTTCAAGACTGTACCTCAAATCTTCTCATCTGATGGGACACACATCGGGGGATACACTGATCTAAGAGAGTTCCTAGATATAATTGATGGAGTACCAGTATGAACATGGTAAAGAGGCCATTCAGTAAGGCTTTGTATGAAGCCTATGATGAACCAGCCCGTAAAGCCTTAGCAGGTTATCTTAGTAGCAATGGTCACACCATCGTAAACAACGAAGAGAACTACAACGTAGATGTAGTCTCAGAGAAGAACGGCCTCACATACTACAACGAGGCAGAGGTTAAGACAGCATGGAAAGGTGACTGGCCTACACACTGGGCTGAGGTTCGTCTACCTGAACGAAAGAAGAGACTGAAGGAGAAACATAAGGATGGTGTACTTAACTTCTACATCTTTAGACCTGACTTCAAACAAGCATGGCGCATCAAGGATACTCTGTTGACTGACGAAAGCCTGAAGGAAGCCAAGGGTAGGTACATAGTCAAAGGTGAGAAGTTCTTCCACATCCCATATACAAAAGCTGAGTTGATAACTCTCTAATGATACAAACAGAAACAATAACGAGTGGGGTTACAATGGCTGGAAGTGGTATAGAATTGGTAGATAACATCTTTGATGCTTGTGTTTTGTTTCTCGTTTGGCTATCAGATATTCTTAATATTACGTATGAAGAGATAAACGTATTAATGTTCTGTATTATGTGGCCTACTCTTACAGCCTACCAGACACTACGTATTATTTATTTGAAGTGGAGACTGAGATGACAGAAGATGTAGTAAACAAACCTGCACACTACGGTAATGGTCAGATAGAATGTATTGACTACCTGAAAGACAACATGGATTATATGATGTTCATGGGATACTTAGAGGGTAACGTCAAGAAGTATTTGCACAGGTACAGGTACAAGGGTAATTGCCTAGAAGACCTAAAGAAAGCACAGTGGTACTTAGCTAGACTAATCAAAGAAATGGAAGGAGGTCCATAGTATGTTTTCAGCAATAATACTTGCCTGTACAACTAATCTAACTTGTGTATCGGTAGCTTTTCCTGAGGTACTAGATTCAGAGGAGAGATGCCTCAGTACAATGCCTGATGGATTCAAGTTTGTAGAGACTAATGGTTATATAGTTAAAGGTTATGTATGTTATAGGTGGCCTGAGTCTACCTAACACTAAAAGAAAAGCCCCTTGGATTTCTCCTTGGGGCTTTAACTTTATTACTTCTTCTTCTTTTTCATTGGCTTCTTCTTAGGTTTCATTGGAGTCTTAGTCTTAGACTCGTATGGCTTAACTTTTCCTTTTTTGTATGGCATAGTTATTTCCTTTTCTTCCCTGATGCAGTTGTAGACCACTTAACTTTCTTTGGTCCTGTTTTCTTTCGAGCTTCTTTCTTACTTATACTACCAGCCACAGCCTTTGGCCTACAAGCTGGATAAGGACGTTTACTATTCTTAGCACTCTTACGTCCACATGGCTTACCAGTTTTGACATCTACCCACTGTTCACCAAACCACTTACCTAGCCCACCTTTAGCCATTACTTCTTAGCCTTCTTCTTTGATGTAGCACTCAGGTCTTTAAAGTGGTATAGACGTTTACTGGTTTTACCGTGTGTCTTACCTGAATGCATCTGACCATTTGGCATCTTGTGCATACCACCTTTATGCTCTGTACCATCTCTTAAATAATGTTTTACACCCTTAGCCATTACTTCTTCCTCACCTTGTTTGCAGTAGTACCACTGTACTTACCACCCCGTTTCTTGTACTCACGGGTGAGCCAAGCTGAGGCATAAGCACTAGGCCAAACCTTGAATTTACGTTTAGCTTCAGTCTTCACACGACTATACAATGCTCTGTTTGTAGGAGTAGGAGCTGCCATTTTACCACTTCACCTTATTTGCCCAATATGCTGCACTCATCTTACCCTTCTTAATGTTCTTGGCATGACGAGCTTTGAATGATTTGTTACGGGCTGATCCCTTAGGACTACCCTTCACACCTTGTTGTCCAAACCTAATGATCTTCTCCTTGCCACCCTCACATGCTTTGACAACATGAGACTTCTTAGGGTGATTAGGTGTGCTTCTAGGTTTGTTGCACTTCATCTTTGACTTATCTACTTTAGCCATTACCACTTTCCTTGTTGTTTGCCTACCAAGTAAAAGACCAAGGCAATACCAGCTATACCTGAGAGAAATAAAAGAATACCTATCGACCAGTTGATGCAGTTGTCTACAAACTCTTTCTTCTTGTAGACCAACTCTCGTTGTTCCTTACGCATTCTAGCCTCAGTACGTACTATTTCGTCCCAAGCCGAAGGTCCGTACACGAAACTTATGTGGCTACGGAGTTCCTCTCTCATCTGAGTTGCCTGTTGTTTAGCTGACCAAGCCTCTAGTGCCTGAGATTGTGTGTCAGAAAACATCTTGTACATGGGTGGCTTAGATGCTTGCTCATGTGCAAAGTCAAGATCACTCAGAGCCTTTGACCACTGCTGAAGCTGAGTGCCCATTGAGGATAGCTCCTTGCCTACAGCAAAGCCTTTCTTAAGGGCGGTGTATGCGGTACTGGCGGCTGCTATACAGCTAAGAGGGTCCATTACCGAGCTTCGTCTTTGTAGGCTACCCTTTCCATCATAACCCTAATAGACTTTATGTTCTCATCTATACGAGCCAGAGTAAGGGCTTGGGCTTGTACTACACCTTCTAGTGTACTGACACGTACATCTTGCCTTAGTAGTTCTTTCTCGTTGTTCTTGATAGCATTATCCATTGAGGACACATACCACACCAACGATACAGTCTGAATAAAAATAGCCACGACAAAGGTTAGAGGGACAGATTTAGATAAGTGCCATTCAGTTTGGTTTTCCACGGTATCTTCCTAGTGTTATTATTTTTAAAAGACCTCTACCCATCTCTTGAGGAGTAGGCAGCATCCAACCAAGAACTAGAAGGAGGATGACCCATGGAGGGATTTCGTTAATTGTTAAGTTATCTACTGACTCAGTACTAACTTTATTGTCATCGTTAGACTGTTCAATTTCACCAGTTAGAGTTTCTACTACTATCTTCTGTTCAGTGTTCTTTGTAGTACCAACTGTTTGAGTGTTAGTCTTGCCTATCTGAGTGTTTGCAGCTACGTTAGTACCGCCACTAGACAGGAAGCCTAGAGGATTAAGTTGACTACAGCCACTAAGAAGACCTACTACCAGAAGAAGTATTGCTACTGTTTTTACCATTGACGTATATCCCAAAGAATCCAGCCCCAGCACCAACAATGACAGAAACAAAACCAGCCTGTGCATTGGTGGGGTCAGGTAGGTTCATAAACCAGTTAGTTGTTTGGTAGAAAGCTAGACCATACAGGGTGATAATTAGACGAGGCCATATACGCCACTTGTCGAGCCACTCAGGTGTCATCTTTCTACCTTTCCTAATTTAATATTAACTTTACGTCCTGTATCTCTTGTATCATCCTCATAGTCCCTGCTACCAAACAAGAAGGCTAGGTTTCTCATCATCTGGTAGGAAGAAGGGCTGTTCTGAATGGTGTCTCTCAAGGCTTCAGTAAAAGTAATATCTGATTTTTCAAACTCATCAGATGTTAAATTTTTGTACTTACCATTAGAATCTTTACCTTTACCAAAGAATGTCCAGCTATTGAAATCATACTGGTCTTCAACAGATACGTTACCCTTTTTGTCTACTTTCAGTAGAGCTTCTCCAAGTGTCATCTTAACTTCATCGGCAGGAGAAAGGTCTGATAACCTACCAATAAAAGATTGAGTATCTTCATTGATACCTCCAAAAAAATTGGCCGACATTTTAGCCCCATATTTATTAAAGTCTTCGTAGTCTACCTTTAGACTATCACCGGGACTAAGTTTATTATCTATAACAATTTTCCTAAGAATGTCTTTAGCTCCTTCGGAGAAGTTTTTCTCTGTAATTTTACGTCCAAGGGTAGGTAAAAATATGTCATCTAACATCATTGTAACAGGGGTGGATGTCATGGCTTTAAAACTTTTACCTACTGTTTGAGAAGCTTCCTTAGCTTGTTCTATTACTTTAGGGGCTGCTTCTACTGCATCCTCTGCAACTTCCTTAGCTTGCCCTGCTAATTCTTTTGCCCCTGTCATAAATGTAGAAGCAACTTCTGTTGCAAAGTCCTTAGCTTGTCCTAATATTTTGTAACTAGGTTTATCTACTTGTTCAGAAGAAACTTCTTTTACAAAGTCCTTAACCTCCCCTAATACTTTGTAACCCATTACTCAATCTCCGCAACGAAGGCACTTGCACCCTGCCCAACTACAACCTTATCACCTTTTTTAAGGCGTCCGTCTGCTTCAGCAGCAGCAAGTTCATCTAAGTCGGCTACAACAAAACTCTGTTCAGGGTCTACTTTTAGTGCTTGAAGAAACCTCATCAGGTCACGGTCAAAAATAGGTGAGTTAGCTACACGTACTAATCCTCTGTCACCTACCTGAGACTCTCCAGCACCTGTTCTACGTTCACGTACAGGTTCAGGTAACTCAGCTTCGGCAACTTCTTGTTCTGGCCTAGCCCTAGGACGTAAAGATGTTACAGGCGCAGCCGACATCGCATCAGGGCCAACAAGATCAGGCAGGAAGCTAGGGTCTGTAGCAGAACGGTAGATAGCTTGGGAGAGACCAGCCTCAGTACCTATACCTGTAGCTCCATCAGGTCTACGATAACCTAGTAGACGATCCTTATTGTAGGCGTTTACACTTACAGAGTCACCTTGATTACCTCCGAGTATAAGGATGTTACCTTCAGCATCGAATCCTTTGAAGAAACCTACATGACCCTTTGCTGGATCTGACCCACGAGACAGTACAACAACGTCACCAAGTTGGGGTGTAGTAATTTCAGTACCCCAGTTAAGGAAGGAACGAGCATTAAGAGCACCTGTTCCGTCGAGACCAGTTTTAGCTAGAGTAGCATTAACGAAAGATGCACACCAAGCTGTCTGAGATGGGTCAATTTCTATACCACCAGCCGACAGATAACTAGCTAGAATATTCTTCTGCTTGTCTTCGTTAAGCCCCAAAGCACTCTCAGCTGTAGCTATAAGGTCTTTAGTTGTTTGGCCTGACAACTGGGTTACATCAAAGGATGTACTGGAAGTCTTACCCCGTAGCCGATCTGTTTCTTCTGGGTACTTTGTAGCCAAACCCTCAAGGTCACCCAGTTTAGTATCTATCATCTTTAGATTATTGGTTAGCTTAACTACTCTATTAAACTCAATTCCAAACAGGTCTGATAGAAAATAAACATTACCATCCACCATAATAGAAGCATCTACGTTTGCACCTTTACCAAACGTAAGTTTAGGTAGCTTCAAGAAGGCTTCAAGACCACCAGCAGCTTCAATCTTACCTCGCATTTCATTCCACTTAGCTACACCGCCGGGAAGACTTGCGGCATTACTGCCAATAAGATCGTTATTTAACTGCAACTCACCACTAGGTGTAGTAAGTATAAGTTGACCTGCACCTACACCAGCCTCTAAACGATTATTCAACTCGTTTGATTGACGTACACGTTCTGCTACTAGCCCTTGCTGTAATACATCATTAGTTTGAGCAGCATTCTGTGGGTCTGTACGATAAATAATGTCTAAGTTTTTAACTACTCCGTTACTTGCAAATACAGACAGCAACTTCTCACCTAGAATGTACTCATCACTCTGAGATGCTACAGCATTACCAACAACATTCATGGTGGTAATCCAGTTGTTACGTGCTCTAGGGTTGTTTATTAGACGGTTAGGGTCTGTGGTTGTAGCAGCCTCAGAAAACTTTTCCACTACTTGTTGGTATTCCTCAGGGTTGTCTTTGACGGTAGGGATTTCGAAGCTAGACGGGTTTACACCAGATACGACAGCCTGAGTAGGGGTTACCTTTGAGTTAAATATGTCTATTGAAGGCTTAGGGGTTGATACATCTTTTAGCAATGTAACAATAGCATCAGCTACAGTTTTACCTTGTTCATTTTTTAGCATATCCTTTTCAAATGTTTCAGGATTTTTTTCCAACAATCCTCGTGTAACAGCAATAGTTATGTCATTAAACCCCTCACTTTGAAGGGCAAGCTGAATCTTATCAGCCAAGACAGCTGAAGGTGTAGAACTAACACCCTTACCAATGTCATCAAGTAAACCATTCATCTGTTGAAGGACACCGTTAATCTCTGGATTACTTTCAAACCCTGCATACTTAGTAGCAATAAGATTACTCACAGATGCCTGTAAATTTCTAAACTCAGATTGCTCTACAATGTTATCTCCTTGAGCAGCTTTAACTGCATTAAGAAGTGTAGTGTAGTCGGACTTAAGATTTTCGAGAAGAGGTGTAGTCTCCACCGAGAGTCCCATAGCACGTCTTTTTCTTTGTACTTCGAATTGGTTATCTAAAAAGTTCTTCTCTTCCACCATACCGAGAACAGCAGCATCAACAGCCTCAGGAGTAGCTGCTTTACCCTCGGCCTCAAGAGCAGAGACAGCTGAAGGACGCATCCCAATAGCAAAATCAGTCTTGAGGAGTTGAGCATTTTGGAACTCCTCTGGGTCATCGTAAGAGAAGGCATCAAAAGGTTTACCAGAGAGTTGTTCAAACTGAACTCTAAGAGCCTCAGGTACATCAAGAGCTGCTACTTGTTGTGCAGCAATGTTAAGGTCTGCTAGTATTCTATCTTGGGAAACCTGACCACTTTCAGATTTCTGCTGTAGGTTATTTAAAGTGGTGGAGAACTTTTCTAATTTAGCTTGTTTGTATGTAGGCCCAGAAGGTTTTGATTGTGCCACCGATTTAAAGTAATCAGCAGCAATATTTGTTACAGCCCCTATAGCACTAGCAGCAGACTCATCTACGACAGGTCTCTCTGCTTGTATTTGAGTCTGTAGTTGTGGTTGAAACAGTCCAGCCATTTTATTTCCTTACCTTGTAGTTTCAAGAAGCTGTTCTGCTTCTGTGTACAAACCCATGCGTTTGAGTTGTTTGACTCTCTCAAATGTAGTCTGACCTGAGAAACCGTTGTAGACTTGAAGACGTAGTTTATCTAGTTGTTCTGGAGGTAGACCCGTCATAGTGTCTACAGACATGTGTATACTTTTCATATACTGATTAGCTAAGTCAGAATCCATATCGTTTATAGCCCTCCAGTAGCCATCAACCATCTTACTAATTTCTTTTGAATAAGCTCTGAAAACTTTTTGTTTGTTGTAGATAATACTTCTTGAGTCGTATACTTGCTGCACCTCTTCAAGAGGAATACCTAAGGAAGTAAAAAGAATATCAAGGTTGTTAAATTTAAAGTCTACTTCCCCACCACTCTTAGATATGTAGGCTTTTTTTACAACCATGCCTATAGCTTTAGCTGAGTTATCAACAAACTTAAAGTTACGGAAAAGGTCTAAGACTTCTTCATCTATTTTTATAGGGTCACCACGAAAGATAGCACCTAGAGCCTTAGAGAAATCTACCAAAGTATCCCCCGTTTTACCACCACCAGCACCACTAAGTTGTTCGATGAAGGAACTATCACGGTAGTTACGTAAGGTAGACATAACACCGTCACCTAAACCTACACGACTTGCCAAAGAAGTCTCAGGAGATTCCTCACCACCTCCCCAAGCAAACAAAGCATCTACAGGTCCGTTCTTAATTAGACGGTATACGTCTGACCCCGGCTCAATTTGAAAGTCTTCAGGTAAGTAAGAGTTTATAGCTTCTACCGTAGGGGCTGCATTTGATATACCTATTCCTGTAGTACCCCAGAACGGTCCCATCATAACAGCCAACTTCATACGTTCTGAAGGTGTCAAGTCTTTCCCTACAAATATACCCTCAAAAGCCCTCAGCATAAAAGAGTAGAACTGGGTAGGTACTCTTAGAATACCTTGTTGTATTTGAGCACGGCTCATGTTGGTCATGTTCAAGGAGTATGCTTGTTCTTTATTTGAAATCCAAACACGGGCTTCCTCTGACAAGAAGCTCTTACCTTTGTTGGCTTTACCCCACTTACGAGCAGCAGCACCAAAGGCAGTTACACGGGTAATCTGCTCACCCTTGTTGAAAAAGTACATGCCAGCATTGTTTGTTTTTTCCCAAGCCTTGTTAACTGTGTTACCAGCTATCCTTAGTGTTTTACTGGTAGACCTAGCAGAGGGTCTAGAGTTGGTCTGAAAACCCTCTACAAGATTAGAAGGGTCAACCTCATACCTAGCCATGTCAATAAAGAGTTGACGAAGATCACTCGACTCCTGTTTTGTGTAGCCATAGTAGTTAGCAAACCTGTCTAAGAAAATATCTAGAGGCTTACCTTCTAGTTTAAGAGACTTCAAAAGGTTTGATGCCATCACCATACCTGACAAACCATCGTCTAAACCAGCCATAACTACAATAGGCACAGATTGGACAGACTGAAGGAATGTTTGAAATGGATCGCCAAGGAAGGTAGACTTAAACCCGTAGTTGGTTAGAAAGTGTGTAGGGTTACCGGGGTTAAACTTCTTACCTGTTAGATCGTAGATAAGATTAGAGGCATCATCAGCTAAACGTGTGACAACCATATCCCCTAAACCTTCTCCCCCTAACCGTAAGTCTGTAATTCTTTTACGTTCATAGATTTTACGGATAACTTCATTACTACTGTCTTTAGGTAACCAAGACTCTATGTTATTATAATAAGAACGGTAGTCCTTGTTAGAGCTATTGGGATCAGCAATCTGTTTAATCTTCATACCAAGAGAAACTTGGGCTGCATCATTGTACTTACTAAAAGCTAGTGATCTGTTAACAGTGTTTGTTTGGTTAAGGATACCTCTTAAAGGATTGTCGTTTACTGTAGCAGCACCGTTACCAAAGTGGGTAAGAGGTTTGTCATTACGTTTATTAGTAAAGGTAAAGAAGTCTTCTAAGGAACCCTTAGGTACGAAGACACTAGCATTTACCCCAGTAAATACATTTTCGTCACGACCTTTAGAAACAAACTGTGGTTTCTTTCCTTTGACATTTATGTTGTTTTCCTCGAACCACCTAAGAACATCGGCCCGTGTCTCAAGACTTGTGTTCCACTTGTTGTTAGCTTGTACAATATCGTCGGTAAGGTTATCTGCCTTAGCAGCTACAAACAAAGTATCCATTTGCTGGGCTGCTAGATTAGATGTTTTAGGTGAGCTTGCAGATAAAACAACATTAATAGGTTTACCTGTCTCGTCAAGCAAGACTACAAACTCTGTAGCTGATGGATTGATACGAGGCCCACCAGCATTATAACCCATAGCATCTTCAATTTCAAGAGGTTTTACTAAATCTGTGTCTACAACATACTTGACACCGTTAACATCCATGTCTATCTCAAAGATATTGGCAAGAGGTCCATCGTAATCAGCTTTTGTAAAGGTAGCACCAGACCTTGCATCAATAAACAAGGCATCATCCTCAATATCATCTAGCTTCTTACCAGCCAAGAATCTTGGCTCACCACCCACAACAACTGATATACGTCTATAACCTGCACGTTGCATAGTCTTAACAAGTTCTGTAGCACGGACAATATAGTTGAAGTCACTAAGATTAACAGAAGCACGGTAGGCATCTAAAACTTTTTGACTAGGCATTCTACCGTTATTATCGGCTTTCCAAAGATCAATAAACTGGTCATCAGTAAACCATGTACGAGTAGATGCAGCATCACCTGATTGAAGACGAGCAATAATGTCTCCGATCTTCTCGAAGTCCTTACCTGAAACTTTCCCCATCTTTTCTATCATAGGTGCAGATATTTGTGTTAGTCGTACAGCACCACTCTCTGCACGGTTTACTAAGTTAGTAAGACTAGCATTGTCACGTAGGTTAACCCCAGCTGAATAAGGGTTACCAAATACTTTAGTAAAGACTTTTTGAGTAACACCAGCAACACGATTAAGGAAGTTAGCTTTACTATCTGTAGTAAACTGCCAACTATTTTCAAACTTACTTGAGTCTACAAAATCATCAAGCTCTATTACCTCATCAATTTGAATAGCCCACTTATTGTTAGCCTCATCAATGGGAACTACTGTAGCCTCAGGAACATCTTCTGCATAACGAGTAGCTGTCCTTTTTGTAACAGGCATACCTGTACGAGGATTCCCCATAACAACAGACAACTTACCTGTCGTGTAGTCAATGTCTTGGTTAATGATACCTTTGTTTAACTTAGCTTGAATAGCCTCGACCTTACGAGTTATATAAGCCCCAAGAGCTTCTTTATCATAAATTTCACCAAGAGCATTAGCAACGTATTGATAAGCATCTCTTGCAACTTCAGAGGCTACATCATTATCAACAGCAGCAGCACCTAAAGGACGTACAGGAGCATTATCTGAAACAGGGTCAGCCATGCTCGGCCCCATAGTAGCTAGGTTCTCAGGTTCATCTGTACGTTTGGCTATATTTTCAGCCACCTCTGTAGCTGCCTCAGGTCCAGCCAAAGCTCCAGTACGGGTAGATGCTGTAGGTGACTTACCCATATCATTAATTATTTTAGCAAGTTTACGGGACTTATCGATAGAAGATACTGTACGTACACCACCTCTTAAAGTTGCCCCTGCAAGGGGGAAAATATCTACTGCCCCTAAGATAGCATCGCCTATAGCATTGTCATCGTTACCTAACCGAGTGGCTGCTGCAAGAAGGTCTTGTAAAGCAAAGGGGTTATCCCCAAAAAGAATACCTTGCTCTAGGTACTCATCAATTCGTGTGTCAAGAAATAACTCATAATCTTGTACTGACATGTCACCAGAAATAGCACGAGCAAACTCAACATTAACACCAGTGCTTTTTAAAGTAAGGTCTTCGAAAGCTCCTATAGGTATCTGACGTAAAATGTAACGATCAAACCAATTAACTACTGTACCTAATCCAGTTCTAGCTGCGTTATCTGCTATAGCATCTTGCAACTTTTCTACAGTAAGTTGGTACTTAATAGAGGCACGGTTTTCAGCCTCTGTTAGGTTAGGGTTCTTCATGGCTTGGAAAGAGTTATCAAAGAAGTCACCAAGAGTGACTAGCTCACTTCCTTTAGAAGATTCATTCTCAAGACGAACAGCAGCATCCTCTATACTTTCTTGCTCAGAAACCTGTAAGTTTCTAACTGTTGTTGCCATAGTATCATTTACACGACTACTTACTTCTGCCCGTAGGTCTGTAACCTCCTCAGGAAGTTGGCCTGTAGCACCTAGAACAGCTGTATCCCTACGTTCTGTAGAGGCTGAACGAGGGTCAGGCTGTACTTCCTCATAGACAACTTCATCGTCACCGAGTATTTTTACGTTCTGAGACTCTTCAAGGATATTAGCCATTAATTATTCCTTTGGCTTCGTCAACATTTTTTCAACTACACCAAATCCACCCAAGCCTTCAAAGGCTGTCATACCAAGACTACCTATAGCACCGTAGGTCTGAGCCTTCTGAGAGGCTATACTGATTTGATTAGATAGGCCTGACATCTGACCAGCAAAGCCTTGTGCACCACCAAGCTGTGATGACAACGATGACAGTCCACCACCTATAGCAGAACCACCAACAACACCAGCACCTAAAGCACTAGCCCTTAGTTGAGCCTGTTTAAGTTGTGTCTCTCGTATAGCTTGACGTTGACTACGGCGTGTCTGTAACGTCTGTTGTTGTCGTTGAGCACGGGCAGCTCTCTTCTGTTGATTGACAGAAGCTATGGTTCCTGCTGTTCCTGCTACTGCTGATGCAATTAGAGCAATTTCTAGACCTGTTCCCATTTCAGTCTCCTAGTTTTTTAATGAATATTTTTTCGTGAGGTTGAAAGTCTAGCCTTTGAAGGATAGAGTCATAAGGTTTGTCGATATTTGAACTAAAAAGAAGAACATCTGCACCTAAATCCTTTAAGTCTTTAACAGCATACTTAACAAGAAAATAACCTAGTAGTCCTTTACGATGCTCTTTTTCTATAAATAAAATATCATTAGAAGCAAATACAGTGTTTTTATAATGATGGTGTTCTCTTGAAACGACAGTAAGATAACCTACAAGGTTGTTTTGTTTACGTACTGTATACACACCTAACATATAGCTTTTATTTAAAGTCTCATAAATATCCCAGTCTGGGTTTAACTTAATACCGTACTTACTAAGCCCTGTATCTTCCCAGTTTTTATGAGTAAGTTCGTCTACCTGATCTTTTACTTCGTTAAAGTCTTCTCTTTGTATCTTAAAATCTCGTATTTGCTGCACTAAGTATTCCGAAACCTAGTAGTACGAAGTCTTTGCCTTGTTCACTCTCGAACCTAAGGCGCATACTACGGCCTCGACCTCTCATCTTTAGTCGTGTGGTTACGACATTTTCAGGGTAGTCCCATGTAGATAAAGCTGATTCATTAACTACGGGAGTATATTTAAGTCGGTAGGCTTGTTGTGGTGAAGACGAAGTGTTGTTCCTAAAGTCCCAATACGACGATACCAGCAACGAAGATTCCCTTACGGGATTATACCCTAATTCTTCACTACCTGCAAACCCTGTTTCAGTTGGACGTAAATAAACTTGTAAGTATGGTGCATTCTTCTTGAGTATCAAATCACCCATGAAGTCATACCCAGCTTCAGCATAACTACTGTAGTTAGCATCACCCCAGTCTAGGAAGCCAGAGTTCTGGAAGAAGCCTATAGTCATCTTACCTGAAGATGCATCGTAGATCATTAAGGATACAGCACTATCAGCTTGAGCAAGTTGAGAAAGTTTGTTTACTACAACATCATCCCCACCTGAGGTAACTACGTCATCACCATTAGCTGTATACACATCAAAGTTTGTGTATTCAGAACCAAAACCTGACAGGTACTCAGCACCAATGATGTAGTCAGTGTTAGAGGCACTGTCAGCAACCGTCCAAGGGTAGAATGATTGCAGTGAAATGTCTAATGTTAGTACTTGGTTCTTCTTGTTGTAGTCTCCTGTTCCATTACTAGGATAGAACCAGTGAACTCTTTTGTTAGTCTCATCATAGGAAGCAATACATCTTTGCTTTGCATTACCATCAATCTTATCAAAGAATGTTTGTATGGTGGAAATAGTAAGGTTCTGTTCTTGTCCTCTACCACTGACCTGATCGAAGGAGATAGTGTGGATACCATGCTTGGACCACCACATAGGGATGTCACTTACAGTTACAAACGTAGAAGCATTATTAATCCCTACATCAGTAATACGAGAGATAGAGTACTCAGTAGCTCTGAAGACACCATCAACACCGTTGATCTGCCACACACCGTTCTCAGCAAAGACCATCAGGTTAGCACCAAGTGCATGTAGTTTCTGGATGTTGTGAGCTTCAGGTATTACAATCACACCACCATCTGTATCTAGTAGATCACTAGAGTAGTCTGCTGTAGGATCATTCTGTTGGTGACACCGACCAGCTTCAGAAATACTATCCAGTTGTTTACTAAATAGTATTCTACCACTGTTTTTATTAGATGTCAATCCAGCATAGAAGATACGTCCTGAGAAAGCTGCTATGGCTTGGAACCTAGTAGACTCAGCCTCGGTAGGTAGACCATCTCTTACTTTGTTAAAGAAGTCTAAAATAAAATGTCCGTTACCTGTAAGGGATGTACCACTGTAAACCTTCTCCCACTCAGCTACACTGAAGTTACCACTGGCATCTTTACCTGAATACCAAGGGTGGGTAAGTGGTGGATAAACATTATCTGGGTTCCCATCACCATCTTCATCAACGGCTAAGTAGGCAGCAAGAGCAGCCTCTCCTTTTTCTCCTGACCACCCTGCGTTAGCTGTATCATACTTACGTCCGTTTGAAGGAGTTTGTGTTTCTTCTGAGTATGCTTGGGTGTCATCTTGCCAATCAAAGTCTCTGACACGAGGGGTAATCTGTTCTGTTGATATAGTGTCTGCGTCTGGGTCATACTCAATGTAGAAAGGGTTGATAGCTGAAGAAGCTACCACAAGGTCACCACTAAGAGAGGCTAGTTGTACTTTAGCTGTACCTGCCCCAGTGCTACCTGCATGTTCAAAGGTAGTTAGGTCTACAGAGAAAGACTTCTGGTTACCTGAGTAAGGTTCTGACGATAGGTTGTAAAAGTATAGTGTACTATTATTTTGTACAACCATAAACTCAAGACCTGCCTGACCTCCTACATTTGTCCAACGTCCTGTAGTAAATTCAAAGTCTGAGGAAGTAACAGCAAAGGTAGACAACACATTGTTTTCTTCTACCTCTACAGCTAGTCTACGTCTACGAGAACCATCCCTGTCGAGGAGACAGTTGAGTTCGTCAATAGATGCATCCTCAGGAAATGTTAGTTCACCAGCCTCAGTTATCAAGCCCTTGATGAACGTGTTCACTACCTTTTGACTTATTCTTTGCGGCATCTTTTCTCTTCCGTTCTTCTCTGGCTTCTGTGAAGTAGTTTCGACGGGCTGTCTTGGACATATTCTTTTTCTTTAGATAGTTCTCTATAGCTCTCTTAGCTGCTGGTATCCCTGAGTACTTACCTTTGAACTCTTCTGGTAGGAGACCTTTCTCAAACTTAATCTCAAAGAAAATAAAACCATCGTTGGCCTTTTCAATTATGATGTCTGTAGCAAGTTTGTCTGTCTTACAAACACACCGTTGGTTAACAGTGTCTTCTATAAACTCGACCATTAGTTTCTCCCGTAGTAAGGCCTTACATTAGCCCTCTTTGTTTTGTACATATCGTTCTGTACGAATGACTTTAACCTACGAGCAGACTGTTCGATCTTAGGGTCTGATCCAGACTTAAACAAAGAGAAGCAAGTTGATTTAGCTTCAGCCAGTAAGTATGGAAGCATAGTGTCATCTAGGTCAGGCTGGAAGTCATCGTCAATAGTAAAGGTTGGGTAGATATAACCAAAGGCTCTGGTCTTACTATTCTGCAACACAGAGTCAACAGAAGCCTTGTAGGAGTCCATAACGATGTGGTCATCATCAAAGCTAGTGTAGTATGATGGGTGACGATCATTGCCGATAAACAACTGTGTGCCACCTAGAACATCAGTGACAGTTATTGTTGTAGAGGAATCTTGGTTCATACGATCAATGAAGTTCATAGGCTCTACAAACATTATCTCTTGGTAGGTTGTACCTGAGTCAGCTATATTGTAGTCTACTCGACTAAGTTGACGAGTGTTAGATGGGTATGTGAAGTGAGTAGGTTTAGTATTATCTGACAATGAAGTAAGTTTAATAAGTTGTCTGTGCTCAGGTATATCCCTTGCTGCAACAATATTAAAGAATGTATCTTGGATAACAGATGCAACCTGTTCAGCTTCTACTGTATCACTAATTGAGTTCACAGCCTCTGAGTCCATGTCACTCAGAATAGACTGAACCATTTGAAGGAGTGTGTTTCTCATTATGTTCGATCCAATACGACTACAAAACGAAGGGTTGCTGTGTTGGTGGAAGCACCGTCTGAGGCTATAGTAATGAAGCTATTTGCTGTCACCGTGTTATTAGATGAAGGAGACAGAGTATCTACATCACCTGCTGCTGATCCTGAATTGGCTACAGTTATTGTTCCCATAGATGCAGCAGCTGAATTTTTTACTGTTAGTGTAGCATCGGCACTGCTTATAGCAGCTTCAAGAACTGTAACTACTTTACTTATAGTACCAGCAAAAGGGATGGGTACATAAACTGTACTGGAAGCAGAAATATTGTCGATGTAACCTGTTAAGGTTTCTCCTACAAGAGTTTCTTTAGCAGTCCAAGCCCCTGACCCTGACCCATTAGCAACATACACAGCCCCTGAGGATGCTGCTGCTACGCCCTTAGGTTCATGCAAGTAAGGGTCTGTTAGTGTACTATGGTTTACGTTTGCCATTGCAATCTCCTAAGATGGAAGGAAGGGGGACCGTAGCCCCCCAACCAATTAGTTTATACTTCGATATACTCAATGACGAGTTTACCTGCACCAGCTGTAAATGCTGCTGTTCCGTACAACAAGCCAACATAGGCATCTGCTGCACCAACAGTGGCTTGAGTCGAAACCAAAGCACCATTACAGTCAACAGCAGTATTAACTGCTAAAGCTGATTTGGCAATTGTGGCATCGATGCCGTCTGCATCAATAGCTGCATTAGCAAGTGTAAACAAACCAATGCTCAAAGTACCCGAACCACCTGAAGTCCATGCAGTAGTAACAACCAAAGTTGCTTTCGTGATGTATGCTCCAGCTGGAATGAATGCATCGTTTGGTGTAGGTGCTACTTGAGCAGTACCAATCAAAGTTGCATCTGGGATGTCAATGACAAGGCTCTTAGTTCCAATAAGAGCACCACCATTATCTTTTACAGCCCCTTGATCCCCATCAGTGAGGACGAAAAGGCCATCTGCGTTAGTGTAAGACATCTAGTCTCTCCTTATACTGTAGGTGTCGTGATAACACGAACCATGTTTTCAGGACGGTACAACTTAACACCATAACGAGCAGTAGTTACAAACTCGTGACGTTGGAAGTCTTTGTTATACTCATAGTCCACCTCAGGCATCTGACGCCATGCACCCACGAATGGATTCACAGTAGCATTAGCTGAGAAGAACAAGTTAACTTTACCATTAGTTGTGCTAAAGTCGTTTGTAGTTGAGTTGTCCCGTTCTTTCAGAGCACTGTCTGTTGCCTCAGCCAAGTAGTTAGATGTATATACATCAAAACCATAGACGTTAGCTACGAAACGCATACCAGTAGCAATACCTGAACTTACAATACCCTCAAACTTAGGGTTGTTAGTAACAGCTGACAGCTGAGACAAGGTATTAATTGTAAACTCAACTGATGGGTCTACGATAGCAACCATTGCTTGATCAGGTACATTTGCCATCTTCAGCTTCATACGAGCATAAGCAAAGTCTTCGACTTCGATTTTACCTGCATTGCCGCCTGAGAAACGGTGGATTCCTCCATCAACCAAAGACTGATCGTTAGCAGATAGACCTGCTTCAGGTGCAGCCAGAGTGGTTGTTTCGAAGTGAGCCATGATAGCACGATCTTGTTCAGGAACAAAACGGCTCATTAGTTCACTTGCGTAGAAGGTATCTTGCTCGGCCTTCTTAGTCATGTAAGTAGCTGAGGACAGATACTTATCAACTGTGAAGGTGAACTCACCTGTGTCAAGTGGACGATATTCAACTGACGCATCTTCTACGTAGTTGTCTACCTGTGCTTGACCGATTGATGGAATGTGGAAAGTGTTCCCATCTGGGAAACCTTCAAGCATACGGACGTACCGTTGTGC